GCTGGTTGGCCCGTGCCGAAAAAGTTCAGGGCCGCGCGCTCAAGATGATAGGGATAGCTTAACCGAGTACTCGCCGCACCAGGAGTCTTCCCCGATGTTGGGGAAGGCTGCCACGGGTGACGGCTGAAGTTGCATACCCGACAGCGCGGTCTTGGTGGGAATCATGACCACAGTGGTCTGAGGCGGGTAACGATGGCATTCATCGTCTTGACGGAATTTGCAGCTGTTGCAGGATGCGACGTTCATGAGTTTCTTTCTAATGCCTTGGTAAACATGGCTTCAAGTTTCAAAATGGTGTTTTTGGGGCCTGCGACATAGTCGTCTTCCTCGAAGCCAAACTGCTCCAAGGGGATCATGTCCCAGTTGGTGTACTCCTCGATCCGCTCGATGAAGAAGTTCGAGTAAGCCCCCACCGGCACTCGGTTCTCCAAGGGGTCCCACAGTATATTGTCTAGGCGCTGCCTGATGTGACTCGGGATCGACAAGTGCAGCAGCGTTCTATCTGGGCCTTTGGGTCTCATGTGTTCTTCTCCTTGAGTTTGGCTTCAATGCGTCTTGCGTAAACATCAATGGTCTGTGTTGGCAAACCTTGTAAGCATTCTTGTATTTCCTCATCCGTCAGCCCTACCCATGTGCGCTGTGGTGACAACATTTTTTGAACATCCCCACACATTACTTTGATTGCGTTGTAGCCTTCAGGGTCATTGTTGTCTGCAAGTTCATAAGCCTCTTGCATAATCCTGATTCTGATGGGTTCAAAGTCTTTGTTGCTTATCCACCCCACAGGCTCCTGCACAGGTGCTGCCAGTGCTTCTTTAATGGCGGCGATGGCTTGTTGCGTCCGATATGAACCGCCTAATCGCCATACAGCCACATCTCCACCCCATTGAGTAGGTGGAGTGCCAAATAGGTTCTCCAACGCATCCAACGCCAAGCGTAGGGCTTCGTCTTTAGTCATGTGTTCTTCTCCTTGAGTTTGGCTTCGATGGCTTGGGCAAAATCTTTTACTCGCATTTCACCCGCCGTATATTTAACGATGCCCTCCCATGTTTGCATAGTTTCCTCATCCGTCAGCCCGACCCATCCCTTTGGGTGGGTGTAAAGGGGTTCGCAACATGGGTCATCTTTGTTGTCTGGGTATGTGCAATAGTTCCAAACCCAATGGCCATCCCCAACTGGCATTTGGTATCGGTATGCCACCGGCTCAGGCTCTGGTTGTGCCAGTGCTTCTTTGGTTTTCATCACAACCTCCAAACAAGAACCAGTGTGCACAACAGCACAATGGTCGCACAAGCAAGGATCACATATTCGCTGTAGTCGAGCGGCTGCACCTCGAACTTCTCGATCCATTCAGCGTTCTTGGGCTCCCAGGGGAATGCTTCCTCGAGGGTGCGGGGATAGCATCGGGTGGTGTCGTTAATTTCCATGACTAAACTCCTTTTGACTGTCTGTATTGCTTGATTGCATTTCTGAGACCCGCTTGGGTCTGCGCCTTGTCGTCAAGTGCCAACGCTTGAGCCTGATCCAGGGTTTTCTGCATCAGAATGCGATGGCAAATGACAGGTGCTCCTTGGCCCTGACGCCGCACACGGGCGTTGAACTGCTCGTACAGGTCTAAGCTCCAGTTGAGCCCAAACCACACGAGAATGTGGCCATTTTTCTGTAACCCATCGATGCCGTGACCCATCGACGCCGGGTGACCGATCATCAACGCACAGTCACCGCCCTTCCAGCGGGTCATGGCATTGTTCAGATCCTTCTCGCTCTTGCACTCGGTCAGGTTGATCGGGCGCAGGTTTTTGAACTTGGTCATGATGCGCTCGGCATCGGACCGGTAAGCATAGGCGCACAGGATCGGTGAGCCCTGGGCCTCGTCAATAATCTCCTCAAGGGCTTCGAGCTTCAAATCATGGATCGCTTCCCACATGGGCATCCCGGCCACCGGGTACATGGCTCCATTGGAGAATTGGAGGCACTTGTTGGTAAGAGACGCCTGGTTGAACATCTCCACCTCCGCGCCGCTGTCCATGCGAAGGAAGAACTCCCGCTCCATCGAGTCGTATTTGGACCGCAGCGCCTCGGGCATCTCGATCTCCACGTTGTTGACCATGAGGTCGGGCAGCGGGTTGTAGTCCTCCGCGCTCATCTCGAGTGTGATGTCGCCGATCAACTTCTTGATGGTCTCCTCGGTGTCAGCAAAGGCCACCTCCTTGAACGGCCCGACCTTGTGGTAGAACCGGGTGCGGAAAGCCGTCTTCGATGTGCCCAAACGGATGCCCCGGTCCACGACCAAGAACTGACCATGCAGATCCTTGTAGCCGTTGCTGGCCGGTGTGCCGGTGAGCCCAGTGGTCCAGACGAACTTGTCCAGGATCTTCTTGGTCGCCTTGACCCGGTCTGTGGCGCTGTTTTTCATCTTGCTGATCTCGTCCCACACGATGCCGGTGAAGGGCATCTCTTTGCCCTTGCTGACGAAATAGGTGTGCAGGGTCTCCGATAGCCACTTGAGGTTCTCGTAGTTGATCAGGTAGATGTCGGCCTCGCGCAGCAAAGACCTGGTGCGCTGGTCCTTGTTGCCCATGACCATGCTGAATCGCAGGTGCTTGGTGTGCTCCCACTTCACAGCCTCTTGACGCCAGACCAGCCGGATGACCCGGATCGGAGCCACGATCAGGACGCCTTTTAGAAACTGAGTGCGGATCAGGTGCGCCATGCTGGTCAGGGTGATCACGGTCTTGCCCAGACCCATGTCGAGCCACAGCATCGAGTTAGGGTGGGTGCACTGGAAGTTGACCGCCTTCTTTTGGTAGTCGTGGAGTAAGTTAGGTGTCAGCATTAAGACGCACCCATCAAATCAACCATGTACTTGCCTTCTTGCACGCTGTCAATCACGAACACGTTGACGTTGTGCATACGCAGCTTGTCGTGCTCACGCTGCTGAGCTTCGGTGGCCTTGGCTCCCGTGCGCTTGAACTCGCAGAACCAGAACGTGCCCCGAGGTGTGATGAACAGGCGGTCAGGCACAGCAGCTCGAGCGGGTGAGGTGAACTTGTAGGCCAGGATGCCCTTGGCCTTGGCGTAGTCGCAGACAGCGCCTTCAATCTGTTTTTCTAGCATTGGCTTCTCTCATTAATTTGATGGCGTCTTTCAGGTCAAGGCGCAGCTGAGCCAGCGCCTCGTTCAGAGCAATGTTTTGCTCGTACTGTTCTTTGGCGAACTTGGCCAGGTTTTCATGGCTCCAAGTTTCAAAATACGGTGCATCCTTCACGCGAGTCCCAGACATAACGCCTCCACTTCCTTTACGTAATAGTCAAAATCTATTGGCAGCACAGCATCTCGAATGTCGTTGCAGACCTGCACGGTCCACCCGGCCTCGATGCCAATTGCGCGCCACTTGGTCGGGTCCTTGGCCAGCGGGGGCATCCACTTGGTCAGGGTCTTGCCACCCTTGGCCACGTAGTAGCGGCTGATGTTTTGCACCTGCTGCTCACCCCACTGGAGATAACTCGAGCGGGGAACCTTGGCCCGGAGCATGAAGTCCATGATCTCTGGCCACTGCTCCACGGTCTGGCGGATCGGCGCGCCCTCGGTCAGCACCTTCTCTGTCACCTTGGGGACCACCAAAGCACCGGCGTTTTGATGCCAGTCCATCTCGTACTCGTAGGCTCCCTTGCGCTTGACCTTGCCGCTCTCATAGACTGCCAGGTAGTTGTTCACGTCGCGGATCATCATGGCTTTGTAAAGCGCCTCTTCGAGCTGGAGCTTGGTCATGGCTTCCCACTGAACGCGGGTCTTTCTCAGGTCCTCGAGCTGGCCCCGCGGGATGCGAACGGTCATGCCGTCCGTGTTCACCTGGATGATCTGGGCATCGGTCCACTCCATGATCAGCTCAGCCAACAGGCACAGCAGCAGCTGGCCGTTGAGCGTGATGCTCATCGTGAAGAGTGGGTCGTAGAACACCGAGAATTGGTTGTTGCTGTCCCCGTAGACCCCGTTGAGTGCGAGTTTGAGCATCGCGTTTTCCGCGCTGGCTTTGGGGTATGTCTTGCGCTGCTCGTAGAGGTTGCGGTAGATGTCGACGAAGGTGGTTCCAAGGTGGGCTGGGTAGAAGCCATTAGCGATAGCGAGATTAGGGTAGTAAGAAGAAACGTCCAAATCGACGATAAGGTTTTCTCCATCTGACTCGATGACCTCGCTCTCAACTGAACCGTGTATACCACCAAGACCAAATACAAAATCAAACCCGTTGACACGTGCGACGATGTCATTGAAAACTCCCTTCGTTTCTGTGATTGACTGCTGCTTGAACCACTCCAGCACCCGAGTGAACTCGGGGCTCTTAAACGTGATCCAGGGCAGGATGGCATCCTTCAGGTGGATGACCGGCCGCTTGGTCTGGCGGGGTGTGCGGCCCTTGTCACTGTAGTCAAAGCAGGGCACACCGGCCTCCTCGAGCTTCATGGTGAAAAACTCTTTGCCGATCTTGGTGTCGTTGTAGTTGATCCAGTCGCGGCCTGGGTAAAGCGCGCACAGCTTCTCGCGAAACTTGATCATGTCCGAGGTGACGTGCATGAACTTCTTGGTCTCCGCGACATCGTGCCGGTTGTACTGCTTGAGCACGGTCAGCTGCTCGGGAGTAAGCACCGTGCCGGGCTTGAACGGCAGGTCCTCGATGCTGTCTGAGCGCATGTTGAACTCGAGGGCCTTCAGGCCGGTGGACCTGGCCTTGTTGTCGAAGTGGTGGATCTTGTACAAGTCCAGCTGCTCGACGTAACGCTCGGTGGGCTTGACCTGGTGCGACCACTTGTTCTCGTCGTCTTGAGAGTCAAAGATCGCCTGGGCCTTGTCGTACAGGGTCTTGGCGTCGCTGTAACCCATGCGGATCAGGGTGTGTAGGATGGGATAATCGAACCCCAGGTTGTTAAAGCCGACCATGCGCGAGTTGGTCTGCTTGAGGTACTGTAGGAACGCAACGATCTCACGACTGTCATTGCGTAGGTCTGAGATCTCGAACAGCCAGTGGAGAGGTGCTTGGGCATGTTCCACCGCCAGCGTGAACACGTTGGGATAGGTTTCGCAGTCATAGACAAAATCATTACTCATTACTTTTACTCAAAAGGTGGGGTACTCGTGTCATCGGCGGCGCTGTACCGGGCGCACCCACATATCCGATCAACAGTTTCCCCCGATTAAAGGTGGGGACCTCGATTTGGTCTTCAGCTAGACAGGGCAGAAAGCCAGAAAATTCCCTGTGTCGACATCCTCGAATGCTGGCTTAACAGCCCCCATACTCTTAGATCGAGCCGCCGTGCGACTCTTCAGCAGCTGGCTCAGCGGTCTGCTGTGCAATCGCGGGTGCTGCTTGCACGTTGGCCTCGTTTACCATCTTTTGCAACAGGGTCTGCAAGGTTTGGATTTTGTGCTCGAGAGCCTGGATCACTTCGCGCAGCTCGATGTCGGTGTGTGAGAAATTAAAAATCATCTTAGACTCCAGTCATGAAAGGTGGCAGACCCATGCCGCCGGGTGAGGGGATAGCTTGGGCAGGGTTGGAAACAGCGCCGAACAAGTTAGACGCATCGACAGAACCTTCGCCGAACGGGGTGTCATCCTTGAAGAACTGGACAGCGATCAGGTCGCAACGGATGCCGCGGCCATGTTTGTTGTCCTGAATCCAAGGCTTGACCGCGGCGTTGACTCGACAGCCGCCATACATCTTACGAGTCAGCATCTGGTAAGCCATGGTGTTGGTGGGATCGATCGGTTGGCCGTTGGCCTCGATGATCTGGGGAGCTTGGTCCCGGCCAGCCGTGATGAACACGTTGCCAGCGTAGCCGTCGTAGGGTTGGAAAGTTTTCTTGTTGACCTTCTCTTCACCACGACCAAAGCAGCGGGTCTTGCTATCGTTCTGGATCATTCCCATCACGGTGTTGGCGTGCTCCTTCCACTTGTCCAAGGCCAGCTCACCGTAGCGCTTGAAGAACGCCTGGAAACCAGGGTGCTCTTGGGGCATGATGAACTCGCAGTTGTAGGACACACGGGTTTGACCCGTTTGTTCATTGACTTGCTTTTGGGGCTCGACCAAGTGGGGGAAAGACAAACGAACATCTGACAACAAAATAATATCTGACATGATTACTCCAAAGTTACTTTAACCAATCCGGCAATGCCGGTACTTCTTCCACTGCACTGAATAATGGTGCAGCGTTCATGACGACCGCAGGACGATCATCAGACTCGGGGACGATGGTCAGCTTACCGGCCATCTTCGTTACATACTCAGTGTGCATGGTCTTGATCTGACGCTCAGTGAGCTGCTTCTTGACCTCCACACCACTCTTCTTCGCGGTCCAGGTGAGCTTCTCGGCCTTGGCCGGTGAAATCAACTTGACCTCGTAGATCGACGCCTTCGGGATGCCCATCTTCATGAGCTTCTCGGCCATGTCCTCGTCAGCAAATGACCACGAGCGGCTGCCGCGACCATAGACTGCCTTCAGACCTGGAATGCTCTGGCCAGCCTTAAACCGGCGCAGTGCTTCGGCTTCCACACCCTCGAGCAGTTGACGCATCAAAGGCGCGGCTTCCATGATCTGACGGATCTGCTGATCGTCCATCTTGGCCGGGTCCTTGTCAGCGGCTTGCTGCGAGATCTCGAGTGCTTGCTCGGCCTGCTGGGCCACCGGCTGGAACAGTCCCATGGCGTCCATGACCTTGTCCTGACGCGCGGAGCACCCTTTGGCCTTGCAGTACTTGCACTGCGCGTCGCCAGGGATCAGGGGCGCTTGGGGGTCGTCCACCCGCATCCCGCCGATCACGTACTTGCCGATCTTGTCGAGCAGCTGGTTCACGTACATCTCGACGTGGCTGATCGGGTTCATGCCCTTGAGCAGCAGCTTGGGCTGGATCACGGTCAGACGCACCTTGTCGAAGGGATAGTCGCCATTGATCGGCAGCTTCAGCGCAGCCAGTGCACCGAGACCGTAGAGCTCGAGTTGAGGGTTGTCTTGGACGGGCACGTAGTTCATGCCGTCCTTGTAGTCGATCACCTCGAGCACCCGGGCGGTGAAGGCATGGATCTGCACGTCAGCTGTGCCAGACATGTCCTTGCGGCCGAGGTAGTGCGCCGGGTCGACCTTCTGCTCAGGGATCACTTCACAATCAGCGCCGAGCTCCTTGCCGCGCTCCTTGATGTAGTCGATGGCCAGGCGCACACGGTCAGCGCGCGCTTCGTCCACCACGAACTCGCCCTCATGGTCCTTGAACTTCTTGCCAATAGCGATGCTGGGGTCAGCCAGGCCGCCGATGATGCAGTTCTCAAGTACTGTGTGAGAGTGAGTACCGTCAACAGCGGCCGCGCCGCTCTCCTCGTCGGGGTACTTGGCCTCTTCCCGGATCGAGCCGGGACAGGCAAGCCAGCGCACCGCCTTGGAGGGTGACAGTGACGAGTGAGTGCTCATTTCAGCGCTTCCACACCTGCGTACAGAGCCGAGTAGTGCTCGGGCTTCACGTCGTTGATGTTGCTGTAGCCCAGGGTGGACAGCACGCCTTGGATCTGAGCACCTTTTTCAGCACCCATGGCCTTGTAGGCGGTCATGACGTATTCGATCAGGCCCTTGCCATCGTTAAACGGTGCACCCACTGGAGCTGCCACGGGTGCGGGAGCGATGAAGGTGGGAGCCGCGGGCATGACGGGAGCAGGTGCAGCAACAGGTGCTGGCGCTGGTGCAGCCACAATAACGGGCGCTTGTACCACGGGTTGTGGAGCTTGCACAACTTGTTCGACTGGTGCTACATTGGCCGACTCGAGGGCGACGGCGATGCGGGTCATGACTTGCGTCAGAGCTTCAATTTTGGCTTCTAGTGACATGATAAATACTCTTTCTTTCAGGGTTTGGACTAACAATTACGCGCTCATCAATGAACGCACTTACGAGCTCCCTCAAGACCTCAGACACACCTCCGTATGCTGCTGCCTTAAGTCGGAACGACTTATGAACATCGGGATTTACCCTGATGGTCAAAAATTTTGATCTGGTTTCGACGGTTTCCATAAAAATTTCCGTTTGTTGAATCAATCGTAACACACTTCTGATACAATGTGCAACAACAAATTAAAATTTTTTATGTGACCAAAAAGAAAACCCCGACCTGGTAGGGCCGGGGCTTGAAGTCAGGCAACTGCGAAATCACCATTAGACGAGTCAATTATATGCTACCTGTACAGTCAGTTCAACAGCACCCCGCATCAGTCGATGCTTATATTCGCCACGGTTGGTCACTTGTACCGATCCCCCAAGGGACCAAGGGACCCCGCACCGCAGGCTGGAACCAAAAGACCCAAGCACTTAAGGACCAGACCCAGCTGCCGCCGGGCTTTGGCATCGGGCTTGCCCATGCTTACAGCGGCACGATGGCTTTTGACATCGACAACTGGGACGCAACAATCGCCCAGGGCATCGATCTTAAGACCCTCTACGACGCACCGGACGCCGTTATCATCGAGTCGGGCAAGGCTGGCCACGGCAAGCTGCTCTACTCCATGCCCTTTGGTCTGTCGCTGCCATCAAAGAAGGTCTTGGTCAATGGCCAGACGGTCTACGAGCTGCGCTCCAGCACGGCCAACGGTCTCACGGTGCAGGATGTCCTGCCCCCATCCATTCACCCTGAGACCCTGCAACCGTACCGCTGGGCAGGCCGGGGTCACTGGACCCGGCTGCCGATCATCCCTCAGTTTCTGCTCGATCTGTGGCAAAAGCTCCTTGACTCGGACAAGGTGCGAAACCTGACCACTGGGGACGCCATCAATGCGTCATGGGAAGAGATTCGCCAGGCCATGGAGGCCATCAATCCAGACTGTTCAAGGGAAGAGTGGGTGCATGTCGGCATGGCGCTCAACTGGGCCGGGTCGCAGACCAATCAACTCGATCAGGCGCTCTCGCTTTGGAACGAGTGGTCGATGCCCTCGCCCAAGTACCCTGGAGAGCGCACCCTCATTGCACAGTGGAACAGCTTCAAGACCGACAAGGTCAACAGTGTCAAGCTCGGGACACTTTTTCACATTGCCAAGCAGCACGGATGGAGCAGGCCCATGCCAGACGCATCAGAACTGTTCAAGTCCATCGAGTCGCCAGACGCACCGCTCGAGGTGATGTCCGGGCTCAAGCCCCCGGCTCCTGAGATCGATCTGTCGCTGTGGCCATCTGTGCTGGCCACCAGGGCTCAGCAGGTATCGGAAAGTGTGGGCTGTGACCCTTTGGTCCCGCTCTTCGCAGGCTTGTCGGCTGTCTGCGGGGTTGTCGACGCTGAGATCCGACTTGAGTTGATGCCAGGCTTTCAGGTCCCGCCGGTGCTCTGGCTCATGACGATTGGGGATCCAGCAGACAAAAAGAGTCCAGGCTCCAGACCCATGCTGTCGGCGCTACGTGATATTGAATCAGAAGACGCGCCAAGATACAAGAAGGAAATGCTCGATTGGGAAGGCAAAGAGGCAGCCCACGAGGCCGCGCACAAGGCTTTCACTGAGTACCATAAGACACCAGAGGGTCAGCTGGACCCATCGGCTGCACCGGTCGTCAACGATCTCCCGCCAGCCCCGACGCCGGTGCGTATCGTTGTCAATGACGTAACATCCCAGAAGCTCGTGCGCCAGGCTGCTGAGAGACCTCGGGGCCTGCTGTGCTACCTGGACGAAATGAACAGCTGGGTGAAGAAGCTCACCGACAAGACCAGCGGCGAGGATCGCTCAGCCTGGGTTGTCAGCTACGAGTCAGAAAAATACGACATGGACCGGGTGGGGTCCGGGTCGATCCACTGCGAGAACCTGGCTGTCTCGATTTACGGCAACATCCAGCCCAAAGTGTACCGCGACAATCTGGCCAGCCTGACCAGTGATGGCCTGCTCCAGCGGTTCATACCTGCGATCCTGCGAGGTGATAAGACGCGACTGGGTGAGCCCATCCCCGAGTTCATGACCAACAAGGCCCAGTGGGAGCAGACTTTGCGCCTGGTTTACGCGTTACCGGCCCAGACCTACAAGCTCTCTCCGGCTGCCCACAAGGTGTTCCGCGAGTTCCAGCGCTGGTATGAGACCGCAAAGAAGGACGAGCGCATCCTGTCGTCGCCTGACTCGTTCATGACCGCGTTTGGCAAGATCGAGGGCACGACCGGCAGGCTGATCATCCTGTTCCACCTCATGGAGCGGCCATTCGACATTGTGGTCGGGCCTGAGATCGTGGAGCGCGTGATCCGCGTGGTGAAGGACTATGTGATCCCCGCGCTGCGCTACTCCCTGGGCGAGGTGGGCGGCAACTCGTTTGACGCGTGGGTGGCCGACTATGTGATCCAGCACGCTGACAAGTCAACCCTGACCCTGGGCGAGATCAAGAGGTCCGCGCGTAGGCAGGTGGAGGGCGTGAGCCAGTGGCAGGCCGACCAGATGGTGATCGGCGCGATGGCGCTGCTAGAGCAGGCCACCTGGGTGATCCGCGTGGACGACGGCACGAAAGAGAATCAGCACTTCGCCCAGTGGGCCATCAACCCCAAGCTCTTGACCATGTTCAAGGGCCACCGCGCGGCAGTGCTGGCGGCCAAACAGCGCCAGCTTGACGAGATTTACCGGCTGGCCCCCCATGCGCGTAGGCGCGTGAAGGGGCTGGAGGATCAGGACGAGTGATCGGCCTGCCCTGTGGCTTGGGTTTGTCGTAGACCACCGCCCACACGGCAGCCCAGCCAGTCCTTTGCCAGACCCAGTCCTTCACGTAGGCGTCGGGCATCCTTCGCAAGCAGTTGGCGATCGAGGTTCGGTAGTCGCCCCCCAGATGACCTTGGATCGCTAGGACCCGCAGCCCTTCAGGGTGCGCGCGTAGGAGCGCGCGTAGGCGATCGGCGAGTGAGATCGGGGTCATTCCTCGTCATCCTCCAGCTCAGGGTAGTCTGGGTCCTGTGGGTCCGGGTGGTCGAGCAGCCGGCGGTGTAGCCACCTGGCTGCGCGCGACTCCTGGCGCAGCTCCTCGAGGTCGAAGTCGTAGTCGTCGTCGATCATCACATCACCTCCGCGATCAGGCGCGCGTGGAGCGCGGGGGCGTGGGTCTCGATCTGCTCCATGATGTCGATCAGGCGCGTAGCCGCGGCCGTGGGGATGCGTTCGCCGGTTTCCCATTTGCGATAGGTGGCATTCTCCACGCCCATCAGGCGCGACATTTTGTTGAGTGACAGGCCCATGCGTGCGCGTAGGTCCGACACGCGTTTGGGCGTGCCTGGATCCGCGTGGAGCGGTATGCGCTTGCGCTCAGGGGTGCGCGTGGACGCGTAGGCGCGTGGGGGCTCAGGGGCGCGCGTAGGCGCACGCGTGGGCGTGGGTGGGTTCATCCAATCGGGCAGGGTCATAGTGGGGCCTCTTCGAAGTTGTCAGGGTTAAACAGTGGCGCGCCGGGGCGCGTGGGCAGGATCGCCCGTGGGAACGGCCAGACCTGGGCAGGCGTAGGCGCGGGGGTGCGCGTAGGCGTGGGCGCACGCGTAGGGGGCCCAATGGCCACGGGTGCGCGTGGGCGCGTGGGGGCGGGGGTGCTCATGGGCTCATGCGTGCGCGTGGGCGCGTGGGCGCGCGTCGGCCCGGCCCAGCTCAATTAATCGGCGAGCTTCGCCCCGGTCCGGGATCGATTCGGATTCAAGCATGGTCCGGATCAAAGCGGCCACGGCTTGGCCCGTGATCCTATTGGGGGCCCGCTCGTATCGATACCCCGCGTTTATATATTCGGCTTCGGTGTATTTCATTTTTCACTTTCAAGGATCAAAAAAGCCCGGCCACATGGGCCGGGGGTTACGGTTAAGGGTTACGGGTTACGCCGTGGCAATTGGAATAATTCGGCGCGCTTTACTATCGGTTTGTTTCGCTTTGGATCCATGGGCACGAAAACCCACAATAACGGCCCGATTCGCACGCGCACAAAGCCCACACGATTCGCACGTCACATGGTCCCGGGTTTGTGCGGGACAAACCACGATTGAACGGCCCCCGGGGGTTTGTGTCTTTTCTGGGGTATCCATGGGCACAATACAAACCACGGGCCCAGAATTAAGGTCCGCTAATATATCCGCTTCGCCGGCATCATCCGCGCTTAAATTCACGGTGAACCCCCAGTCCGTCGCATGCTTTGCCCACGTTATGGCATCCGCGGATTTTTTGTGAGTGTATGTAAACCCCCGGCGGCCGATATTCGCGCGGACAATTTGACCAAGTGCCACGGGATCGACGGATTCACCGCGGCCGGGTAAGTCCCCGGCCACATTCATGCGCCACAATTGCCCCGCCGGTAACTGGGCCACGGATTCACAAAGCGCGGACAATTCACCCCCACGCTGGGGGACCTTATCCCATGATAAGCGCGTGTAATAGTCTTCGGCGTAACAATCCGAGCGGTAATGAGGGCACGATTCTGGGCACGTTTCCCGCTCGGAGTAAGTAACCGGTATTGGGCCGGTTTTTCGGTTTCCCGATTCGCGGATGAAATGATATTTCATTTTGAATCCCCCACGGTGTACACGATCAAATTGTCCGCCGGGATCCCGGCGCGCTTACGTATTGACTCGGCCGTCAATAGGTCCGTGATTCTTTTCACCAATGATTCAAGGTCCGGGGCCCAGCGATTCTGTCCGCCCGTGTAGTCTTTCAAGTGCTCGGCCGTGCGGTACAAGTACCCTTGAGGTCCGAATAGCTCGGTGTTGACGTACACGATCGCATCCCCGCGCGATATAAACCCGGTGCATCCGCGTTTGTCGCCGTTAATAATTACATTTTTCAAGGTTACGGTGTACGCGCTCGAAAATTGGTTTCTCAATTTAGTGGCCAAAATTCTCATGATGCATCCCCCGCGCGGACCATATCGATAGCGGCCGTTCTAGAATTCGCCCGTACATAAACCACACACGGCTCGCCGTCGATCCGAGCCCACACGCCCCACACGTTACACGGCGTGCCCCAGTAAGCCCCGCCCTTATCGTATCCGTCGCCCCCGCCTTGGTGACGGGCATGTAAACGCTTTACACCGGCCAAATTCGCCGGGTTATCCCCACGCCGGCCCATTGGTGCACCGTATCGGCTCGAAACCTCAAAAAATGGGTTAAATTGTTTTTTCATGATCAAGCCCCCTTACGTGCGGACACGCGGACCGAATAGAACGGATCCCCCGTCGACGTGTGGGCCGTTATCAATTGACGGCTGGGGTTAAATTTAGCCGCGATACTTTGCCAGTCGATCGACGTGCGGCCGTCACAATAGGACACCGCGGCGCGGTGTAGAGTCCCGTCGACGATAGCGGCCCCGCTATCGATCAACGATTGTTTTAAATTGTTTTCTTCTGTTTTCAATTCGGCGATCGTGGCCTTGATAACGGCTAAGCGATCGACTGCAGCGCTCAAAATTGCTGGGGTATCGTTTTTCATTTTTTATCCTTACGGTTACGGGTTACGGTTACTTGGTCAAAACGTCAAAATAGGACAATGCCAGCACGCAAAGCACTGCAGCAATGATCAAAGCTAAAGCGATATCAAGGGTTAAATCTTTGTACATGATCAAGCCCCCAGAGTAAAAGCGGCCGAGAATGTCACGATTGACAAAACCAAGGTTAAGCCGAGCAAAACCAAAGCGGCCCCAGCGGTGTATTTGCAAAATGTATCGAAGCTCATTTTCAATCCTTACGGTTACGGGTTACGGTTACAAAGTATGCACCGGGTTTGTCCGGTGCATGTGTTGCATTGTACATCCCCGGGACCATGTGTCCATTGGTTTGTGCGTGCTTTACAATTCTTTACAATTGGATCATGTGACAAATTGACTCCGCGCGCGCGGTGTATTTTTTCACTATATATATTTAGTGTCCGGGGGATCTTAATTCGAATGAAAATAAAAGTGTTCACGCGCGGAGTCAATTTGTCACATGCTGGGGGCGCGCTTGGTCCCGTGGGTTATTCTATCGCATGGGGCCGGGGGATCGTGCCCCGCTGGGTTTATGATCATTGAAGCGATCTATTAATTTGCTCGGATCAATAGTGAAAAACTATCAAGGTGAAATGGGGGCTGGGGTTCCCCGGACCCACGGGATCCCGTAACCGTGGGGCCGGTATCCGGTAACCCGGCCGGGGCTCATGGGCTCATGGGGTCCGAGTCAATATGTCACGCGCTACACCGAGCCCGGCCCCCACGGGGTCCCGGCCGAATCGGCCCCCATGATCCCGGGCGGCCCGGCGCGCTTCGATCCCCGGGGGCCGGTATAACGGCGGCCCGGATTCTCGGGGGGCGGGGGGAAAATCTGGGCTCCCAAAAATATCTATATGACCCCCGTGAATTTTTTTGCAAAATTTTGAACCCTGATCACAGAGACCCACGGGACACACCAGACACACCAGATACCTAAATTCCCAAAGCCAACCACCCCAACGTGAGTCAATTTGTCACGACAAAATAAAAACCTGTTGACAAGCAGCAAACTCGAACTAAACTCGCGGACATGGAAGACACCCAAGTTAATCAGTCGACCACGGACCTGCCGGATTTTTTATCTGCGCCACAATTCAATGTGCCGGATCTGGACCTCGATTTGCCGATGAAGCAGATTGCGCCAGTCCCTCCCAAAGGTCCCAAGGTTTTGAACAATGTTCACCGAGCGATGGTGGACACGATCCTTGCTCGTCCTGAAATGACTACTGCGGAGCTGGGTGAGCAGTATGGGCTTAGCCCCTCGTGGACCAACCTGATCATCAACAGTGTTGCGTTTAAGCGACTGCTCGAGAAGCGCCGCGACGAGGTGATCAACCCGATCATCATTGCGTCCACGGAGGAGAGACTCCAGGCGGTAGTCAACCGCTCCCTGGACGTCATCCACGAGAAGCTCAGTAAATCGGCAGATCAGGTGTCGGACAATTTGGTGCTTAAGGCGCTGGAGGTTTCGACTAAAGCGATGGGGATGGGCCAGGCCAAAGCGGCGGCAGTTGTCATCGAGAGCAATCACCTAGATAATCTCGCTAAGCGACTCGTGGCGCTCCGTCCACGAGATAACTCAGGAGCTATCGATGTCGAAGCAAAGTAAGATGATGGCAACACCCGTCAAGGGCATGGCCAACCAAAAACCGGCAAAGACGACCAAGCCCCCACAGGGCCCAGCTGTGCGCTACCCCGCTGATAAGGCAGGTATGGCGTACCAGGCCGGTAAGTCGTCGAACATCATGAACGTCAACCCGATGAACCAGCAGTACGAGCCCACCGACGCCGATGCTGTTCGTCAACACCACCGTATGGCACTGGGGTAAACAAATGAGCGATATTGACCAAACCGTTGAAGCCGTTGAGACTATTCCTGCGGCCCCTGTGGATGCTGTTGTTGAAGCCGCAGCTCCTGCTGATCCAGCTCCTGCTGCTACTCCTGCTGCTGATCCCACTCCTGTGGTTGACGCTCCCGTGGCTGCTGCTCCTGTGGATGTTCCTGCACCCGCACCTGTAGCTGATGCTGCACCGTCGTCCAGTGAGCCCGTGGCTGCTGCTCCAGTTGAGGCTGCTCCAGTTGAGGCTGCTCCAGTTGAAGCACCTGCACCCGTTGAAGCACCTGCTCCTGCTCCCGTTGTAGAACCCGAGCACCCTGTCGCCACTGAAGTGAAGAGCTGGCTGGCTGACATGAACGAGGCTGCACCTCACCATCACCAAAAGACATTCTTCGTCCACCTGATGGAGAACATCGACGACCTGTTTGCCCGGCTGAAGAAGATCCTCTAAGGAGAACACCATGCCTCTGAAAAAAGGTAAGTCCAAAGAAACCGTGTCAAAAAACATCAATGAAATGATGAAACACGGTTACCCTCAGAAGCAGGCAGTCGCTGCGTCACTGTCCCAGGCTCGTAAGAGCGGGGCCAAGATTGCCGCTAAGCCCATGAAGCGCGCGGCAGGTCGCAGCCGATGAGCCAGATCGTCATCCCACCTAAAGCTCAGGCAGCGACTCAGACAATTCTGTTTGACTTTCTGTCTCAGCTTCAAACCGGTGAAACGGTCTCAAGCGCTGCGACCACGGCCACAGTGTGGAGCGGCAACGACTCGACACCTTCGGCTGTGATCAGCTCGGTCAGTATCACTGCCCCGAGTCAGGTGTACCAGAAGGTGACGGGCGGCGTGGAGGGCACGATCTATTTGCTCACCTGCCAGGCTCAAACAAGCCTTGGCAACTCGCCCATCATCCAGACATATCTCGCCATCGTGAGCACACCATGATCTGCGTCGAAGTGCCCATCAAGACCTTGGTCACCGAGATCGAGAAGCTCCACGAGCTAAAGGGTGAGACCGCAGCGCTCTACGCCCAAGGCGCGATTGAAGCACTCGAGTGGGTGCTCAAGGGCAAAGCAGCCCCCAGTCAGAACACTGGGTTTCCGGTGTTTAAGAAGGCAGCCTAATGTCAGCAGTGAACCGTGTCAAGCTGAGCGCCCCACTGATCGAGGCGTTCGCTGGCACGTTCCTGTCACCCATGTACGACAACCCCCAGCCGACTCCTGAGTTCCACCGGGAGTGCTGGGGCATGTACTGCGGTGACTCGGAGCTCTGCGCCGTGGCCGCTCCCCGTAGTCATGCCAAGAGCACCGCGCTCACCCACGACTACGTGCTGGCCGTGACCCTGTTTCGCGAGCAGGACTTCATCGTCATCGTGTCGGCCACAGAAGACCTGGCCATGAGCCACTTGGCTGACATCGCCAAAGAACTCAGGGAGAACGACGACCTGATCGCTCAGTTTAAGATCAAGGCGTTCACGGTCGACATGAAGACCGACATCGTTGTCGAGTTCCAAGACGGCCACCAGTGCCGGATCATCGCCAAGGGCTCGGGACAAAAGATGCGGGGTCTGAAGTGGAACGGCAAGCGGCCCGGCCTGATCGTCTGCGATGACTTGGAAGACGACGCCCAAATCGAGAACAAGGATTCGCGCGACCGCTTTCAACGCTGGTTCCTGCGCGCCGTGCTCCCCACCCGTCGCCGCGGTGGTGTCGTCCGTGTGCACGGCACGATCCTGCACGAGGACTCGTTGCTGGCCAAGCTCATGAAGGCCAAGACCTGGACCTCCAAGCTGTACAAGGCCCACAACGGGTTCGACGACTTCACCGAGATCCTGTGGCCGGAACAGTTTTCTGAGGAGCGGCTCAAGTCCATCCGGCAAGACTACATCGAGCAGGGCGACGCCGGCGGCTACTCGCAGGAGTACCTAAACGACCCGATGGACAACTCCGAGGCGTACCTGCGGAGCGACGACTTCTTGCCCATGGACGAGAGCGACCACGACCGCGAAAAGATTTACGCCGTCGGGTGTGACTTCGCCGTGTCGAAGAAAGACAAGGCCAACCGCACCTCGTTCACCGTGGGCGGCAAGTGCGTGGAGAACTTCATCCATGTGGTCGACCAGCGCCTGGGCCGGTGGGACACACTCGAGTGGATCAACGAGATGTTCTCGATCCAAAAGCGCTGGAACCCGGCCGTATTCTTTGTTGAAGACGGCGTGATCTGGAAAAGCGTGGCCCCGACCCTCTACAAAGAGATGCAGGTGCGCGACCGCTGGATCAACTGCCAGCCGATTCTGCCCACCCGCGACAAAGCGACTCGCGGCCGCCCACTCCAGAAACACATGCGCGCTGGCGGCGTGAAGTACGACAAAGATGCGTCCTGGTATCCGACCTACGAGAACGAGCTGCTGCGCTTCACGGGTTTTAGCGACGCCGCGCAGGATGACCAGTTCGACTCCACCGCGCTCCTCGTCAAGGGGTTCGAGACCATGTCCGAACTCGAGGAAGAAGATTTTTACGATGACGAAGAGATTGAAGCGCGCAGCAACAGTCCTAAACGTACAATGGGCCGCTCTAAAGTGACCGGCTACTGAAAGGTTTCAACATGATGGAATTTCAAACCAAGATCAAGCTCGACGAGAAGACCATTCAGTCGCCCAACCTTGCCGAGTTGTTTGCCGAGGACGAGCTCAAAGCCCTGGGCGTCAACATCTTTGAAGGCTACCAGCGCGACGAAGAGTCCCGCATGAAGTGGAAAAAGCGCACCCAAGCCGCTATGGACCTGGCCATGCAGATCTCGAAAGACAAGAACTTCCCTTGGGCCGGTTGCGCCAACGTCGCGTTCCCGCTTGTCACCATTGCGACAATGCAGTTCCACTCGCGCGCCTACCCAACGATCCTGAACGGCCCCGAGATTGTCAAGTATCGCCCCCACGGTGACGACCCTCAAGGCATCGAGATGCAGCGTTGCCGCCGTATCGGCGCGCACATGAGTTACCAGCTGCTGGAAGAAGATCAGTCTTGGGAAGAACAGCACGATCGTCTGCTGATCAACATCCCAATCGTAGGTTGCGCGTTCAAGAAAACTTACCACAGCGGCCTCAAAGGCCATAACGTGTCCGATCTGGTGATGGCCCAGGACATGGTGATGGACTACTACGCCAAGAGCGTGGAGGACTGCGCCCGTAAGACCCACATCATCCCCATGTACCGCAACGAGATCCATGAGAAAATCATGACCGGCGTGTATTGCGACGTGCGCGAAGAGAACTGGTACAAGAGCTTTGCGGTCCCCCTGACCGATCGGGACACTGTCTACAAGGACAACCGCAACGGTCTGAACCCTCCCATGACCGACGACAGCACTCCTTACACAATGCTCGAGCAGCACATGTGGATGGACCTGGACAAGGACGGCTACAAAGAGCCCTACATCGTCACCATCGAGTACCAATCGCGCGCTGTGCTGCGTATCGTGTCTCGTGTGGACGACATGAAGCAGATTGTCAAGAACTACAAGGGTGAAATTGTTCGGATCATGCCGACAGAGTACTTCACGAAGTACGGTTTCATCCCCAGCCCGGACGGCGGCGTCTACGACATCGGCTTTGGCGTGCTGCTGGGCCCATTGAATGAGTCCGTGAACTCGATTTTGAACCAGTTGATCGACGCTGGCACGATGAGCAATTCTGGCGGCGGCTTCTTGGGCCGCGGAGCCAAGATCCGAGGCGGTCAATACACCTTTGCACCCTTGGAATGGAAGCGTGTGGACTCTACAGGCGACGATTTGCGGAAAAATATCTTCCCTCTGCCCGTCAGAGAGCCCTCAAACGTGCTGTTGCAGCTCTTGTCGCTGCTCATCAACTACACACAGCGCATTTCGGGCTCAACAGACACCCTGGCAGGCGAAAATCCTGGCCAAAACACCCCCGCTACGACCACTCAGACCATGGTTGAAGAGGGTTTGCGGATCTACAACGCCATCTACAAGCGTGTGTGGCGTTCGATGAAGGAAGAGTACAAGAAACTGTACCGCCTGAACTCGATTTTCCTGCCCACAGTGACCGTTTTTGGCGACGCCGAGATGAAAGTCCTGCGCGAAGACTACCAAGGCGACCCAAACCGGATCTCTCCGGTCGCCGACCCCAACGTCACGTCCGATCGTCAACGTATGCAGCAGGCCATGGCCTTGAAACAGGCCGCCATGAGCACGCCTGGCTACAACTTGGTGGAAGTGGAACAAAATTATCTGAAGGCGCTGCACATCGATGCCTGGCAGGTGTACTACCCTGGTCCAGAAAAAATGCCGCCCCCGAAGAATCCAAAGGTTCAAGTCGAGGAAATGAAGCTGCAAATGAGCCAAATGAAGTTACAGGCCGATATGCAGAAATTCACCGCCGATTTGATGGAACAACGACGTTTGAACTCGGCAAAGATACTTCAGTTGGAGGCTCAGGCCGCCAAACTGATCGCCGATGCAGGCGGCGTGGAGACAGGTCACCAGATTGCTGCGTTCGAGGCGGCAATCGGTGCTCTGAAGGTGCACGACGAGTCTTTGCGCTCGCGTGCTGAGTTAATGATGAAGTCAATGGAGCAGCCAAATGAAACTACCTCACGAGCAGGAATGGAAAGAGTGGAGGGAACACCCGTGCACCAAAGCTCTGCACAAAATCCTGCGAGCATGGCAGTCTGAGTTAAAGGATCAATGGGCGTCTGGTGCGTTTACGGACCAGTCCCAGTTCGCAACAGCGATCTCGAATGCGAAAGCAATCGGGAACTGTGAAGCCATCGATCGAATGATCGGTATTGAGTATGAGCAACTTGAAGGAGAGTTAGAAAATGCAGAATGAAAGTGGTTTGGCCCCTTTGGGCCGTGCAGTGTTGATCAAACACTATGAGCCGGAGAAAAAGGACTCGTTGATCGAGATCCCTGACTTCGTTCAAGACCGAACTTTGATGGTTGAACAACGCGCCATCGTCGTGGAGATAGGCCCCGCCTGTTGGCCTGACGAACCCGCACGTGCAGCCCCTGGCGACAAGGTATTGATTGCCAAAATGTCAGGCTACATGGCCACCGGCCCACTCGATGGCAAGCGCTATCGGTTGGTCAATGACCGCGATATTTTCTGCAAGATCACTGGGGAGAAATAATCATGGAAGGTGAAGTGAACGTCGAGCAAGAAGCCCGTACACTGGGCTGGGTTCCGCAAGAAGAGTTCAAGGGAGATCCTAATCGCTGGGTTGACGCTGATACTTTCGTGGAGCGCGGTCACACTGTGATGCCCATCCTGCGTAAGAACAACGAGCGCCTTGAAACGCTCGTGAAACAGCAGGCTGAAGAGTTGAACAAGATGAAAAATCTGTTTAGCGCTTCCCAGGAGTCCATAACTGAACTTCAAAAAGTCCATGCCGATGCCACCAAAGCAGCTGTCGAAAAGGCACGCCGCGAGGTCATGGCTGAACTGAAGCAAGCCAAAATCGACGGTGATGTGGACCGTGAAATCGCGCTGCAAGAGGAACTTCAAGAGCTGAAGAACCAAGCAGCTGCGCCCACGCCCCAAGCCCCTCAAGCTGCTGTACCCGCGCAGCAAGAGCAAATGCACCCCGATTTGGCTGCTTGGATGAGTGAGAACACCTGGTTTGGTACAGATCAGCGTAAAACCCAAAAGGCCATGGGCATCGCCCAGGTCTTGCGTTCTGACCCTGAAAACGATAACTTGCAAGGTCGCGCTTTTTTTGATCGCGTGCTTCAAGAGCTCGAGGGCCGTGCTCCGCGCGCCGACAAAGTCGGTGGTGCACGTTCCAGCGAGACTTCTGGAGCCAGCGGCGGCGGTGGTAAGTCGTTCAGCGATTTGCCTGCTGACGCCAAAGAGACCTGCGATCGTCAGGGTAAAAAATTGGTCGGCGAGGGTCGTGCCTTCAAAGACATGGCTGCATGGCGCAGCTATTACGCTAATCTGTATTTCCAAGGAGCTTAATCATGCAAGTCCGCAATCACAAAGCCGCCCAGAATCCGGCAAATTCATTTGAGAAGTCCGCAGTAGACAAAAAACGTATCCCGATGTCGACCGCGCAGCTCAAGCTGTCGGTCCCTGAAATTCCTGGCTATCACTTGCACTGGATGATGGGCACTCCATCACGTATTGCACAAGCGATGAAAGGCGGGTACACTTTTGTCGAATCCGATGAGGTGGATGTAGTAAACACCGGCTTAGCCGATGATGCCTCCAAAAACGGAAATACAGACATGGGCAGTCGAGTCAGTCTTGTTGCGGGTAGCGATACTGGCGAAGACGGCAAAGAACAACGCTTGTATTTGATGAAAATCCCACTCGAATACTGGGAAGAAGATCAGCAAGCACTTGAGTCAAAAAATGAGCAAATCGCGTCAACGCTGCGCGGTGGTGGGGATGTTGGTGGCAACCCGAATGGGTCTGATAACCGCTACGTTCCAGAAGCCAATCGTAAAGCGGTGGCAAACATGTTTACTCCGAAGCGGCGTCAAGCATAATCGGAGTGTCCATCTTCTGTATTGGAGAATTTAATGGCAAACGTAAATAAACCGGCTGGTCTGTCGCCCGTACAGTACCTGAACGGCTCCCCCTGGAGCGGGCAAGCGCGCTTGTATAGCGTCGCTTATAACTATGGCACTTCCTTGTATATCGGTGACCCCGTAACCTTGTCTGGCACGTCCGACACGAACGGTGTGGCTGGTGTTACTTTGGCTACTGCTGGCACTGGTAATGCAATCATTGGTGCTGTGGTCGGCGTTGGACGTTATGAGAGTCTGATCGCTAACCCCAACAACCTGAACATCATTTACTACCCTGCTGGTGGCGATGGCAATACCAACCCCTGGTATGTCATGGTTGCTGACGATCCAAACATCATCTTTGAAGTTCAGGATTCTGGCAACGGCGGTACTCCTTTGGCTGCTTCCAACATTGGCCAAAACGCCAACTTGTTGTCTGGCACTGGCAACGGTTACTTGTCTGGCTGGCAGCTTGATCCAAGCACTGCTGGTAACGGCGCAACCTTGCAATTGAAGCTGATGGGCCTGACTCGTACTTCCAATAACGCTTTTGGCAACTACGCCAAGGTGCTTTGCAAGATCAACAACCACGTCTACGGCACCGGCACCGGTACCGCTGGCATCTAATAAAGAAAGGAGAGTACCATGGCAGGCGTCATTAACACAGGTACACACCCGAAGCTACTTTGGCCAGGGATTCATGCAATTTGGGGTCAGATTTACGCTGAGCACGCCAAAGAATACGGCGACCTCTACAACGAACTCGATTCCGACAAGGCATACGAGCAAGATGTTGAAGTTACCGGCTTTGGATTGGCTCCCGTCAAAGCCCAAGGCGCTCCGATTCAATACGACTCGGAAATTCAAGGTATCGTTACGACCTACACCCACGTTGCTTACGCACTGGGCTACATCGTGACCTACGAAGAATTGCGCGACAACTTGTACGAAGAAGTCTCTATGCGTCGTGCAAAAGCCAACGCCTTCTCGATCAACCAAACGATCGAAAACGCTGCTGCTTTCTTGTACAACAACGCATTCAGCACCACCTACTACACCACTGCCGACGGCGCTGCTTTGGTTTCGACCAACCACGTCAACGCAACTGGCGGTACGTATTCGAACGCACTGAGCCCCGCTGCCGACTTGTCGGAAGCCGCTCTGGAAGATTTGACCATTCAAATCATGGGCACTCAAAATGATCGCGGTCTGTTGATCAACATCATGCCTGAGTCGCTGCACATTCCTCGCCAAGAGTTCTACAACGCCAACCGCATCTTGAAGTCTGTGTTGCAATCGAACACTGCCAACAACAACATTAACGTGTTGAAGGCCGTGAACGCTTTCCCCAAAGGCATCAAGCTGAACCATTACTTCACCGCCCCGCACGCTTGGTTCATTCGTACCAACTGCCCCAACGGTATGCAAATGTTCTGGCGCGATCGTCCCATGTTCGACCAAGACAACGATTTCGACACCAAAAACGCCAAAGCCGCTACTTACATGCGCTTCAGCGTCGGTGCTTCGGACCCCCGTGGTATCTTCGGTTCTAACGGACCCTAATAGATCACCTGATCTATCGAAAAGCCCGGTTCGCCGGGCTTTTTTATTGTTCTTGCATAACGCTGGAAATTCTCTACAATCGCGCAAGGCACATCGCCACAACCGACTCAAACGTAAAGGAGATTACAAATGAGTTCTGGATACGCAACCAAACTGACCTACGGCATTTCAACTCAGCCTCAAGGTCGCACCCTTGCTTCTTACCCCATGCCGAGCCCCGTTCGCTCGAGCTCTAACCCCCTGACTGACCCCATCAACCAGACCAACTGGTATGCTGTGGCCACCTACTACACCGATTTTTTCGTGAAAGACAACGGCTGGACCGTGACTGGCACAAGCTCCACCTTGGCCACCAGCGACGCTTTGGGCGGCGTGGGCGTCATTACCCCCGGTGGTTCTGGCACTGCAACTGCTGCATACCAAGCCAGCGCTGGTTTCCAGTTCATCGCTGGCCAAAAGCTGTGGTTTGAAACCAACTTCAAGTGCTCTGCTGTTGCCTCTGCAACCCAAGTCCTGTCTATGGGCTTGATTGCATCGAGCGGTGGCACTGTGTCGACCAACAACAGCTTGCTGATCAAAAAGGCTGCCGGTTCGACTTCTTTGAGCCTAGTTTCGACCGTTGGCGGCACTGCTACCACCTTGGTGAGCAACCTGGCCACCATCACCAGCGGAACCGCTTTGGACGTCGGCTTTGTCTACAACGGCACTGACCTGGAAATCTTTATTGCTGACCAGTTGGCCGCACGTGTTGCTTCGCCTACCATCGGTTCTTCGGCAACCACCTTGACCAACTCGGTCATGACTCCTTACTTTGCGATCACCCCTGTGACAACCGAAACGTTGTCTTTGGACTTTGTGGTGGCTGCTCAGGAAATCCAACGTTAATCGAGAATCCAAGTGCAAACAAAGATCACTCGTGACGGCAAGAAAAACACCGTGATGATGGTGTGGGGCGAAGGTCCGGTTGAACAAACCGTGATCCTTGGCCGTGAGCACCTCCAGGACAACCCAACCGGTATCAAGCTGGATCAGATCCAGTACGCTTGCGAAAGCGGCGTCAAGGTCCGGTTTGGTTGGACTGATGACGGTCTGGTCTTGCCGGTCGAGGGTCGTGGCCTGTTGAACTATTATCAGTTCGACAGCTTGCAGCCGAGCTCACAGAATCAATCGCTGTGGCTCGAGGTGTCAGGCGAAGGTGCGTTTCACTTGGTGCTTGATTGCACAAAAATGGGAATTTAAGGAATCATCATGGACGTAACTCTCATTGGCGGCACATCGCCCCGACACATGCCCATGGACAGCAGCGGTGATCTGAGCATCAGCGCACCTGCTACCGGCAACAGCATTTACAAAGACTCGATCATCTGCGTGTTCCAGCTGATTTCGGCTGCTGCGGCCACCGCAGTGATCGAAGGCTCGCTTGACAACACCAACTGGTGTCCTATCACCGGCACGACTGCCTCGAGCACGATCACTCTTGCTGGCGCAGGCAGTGGCGCAATTGTTGAAAACTCGGGTGGTAGCGCTTGGCGTTACGTGCGGTGCAGAACGACCGCTGCGACCGCTGCTACGACCTGCTTAATGGGCGTGTAATGTGGCAGCTCCTGGCCGTGGTGAAGCTGATTATCTCCGTCTAGGGGATTACAACGCCGTCTGCTTCGAGTGTGGCGCGAAGCGGAAGGCTTCGCAGCTCAAGAAGTACTGGCAGGGGTACTACGTTTGTCCAGAGCACTGGGAAGAGCGCCAGCCACAGGACTTTGTCCGCGGCCTGCCCGACAATCAGACTGTGCCTTGGGCACAGCCTCAGAGCGACGCATTCGTGCTGGTGTGCACGATGCAGGGCATCTCTGCGATGCCTGGCCTGGCCTATCCAGGCTGTATGATCGCCGGTAAAGATTTTCAATACGTTCCGGGGCCGCAAGGCACATACCCGTCATTTTGCACTTTACAAGGCGCTTGGGGTACAGCAGACTACGGTTCTGCTGACTGCGCCACAGTAGGATACCAACCATGAGCTCAACAGTTTTCAACAGCGGAACCATCATCGCTTCGTCCTGGCTGAACGACGTCAACGACGCCGTTTACAACGGCAACTTCCCCACACCGCTTGCCGCAGCAGGCATTCAGTACAACGAAGGCGGCACAGGCGCAGTAACCACTACGGTTCAAGCTAAGTTGCAAGAGTCTGTAAGTGTTTTGGATTTTGGCGCTGACCCTACAGGTTTAAGCGATAGCACTTCAGCTATTCAAGCTGCTACCAATACGGGTAAACCCGTGTTCTTCCCTGCTGGCACTTACAAAATGCTTTCTTCAGTTACCTACACAGGAACCGTGGTTTGGCGTGGGGTTGGCGCTGAATCTATCATTAAAAATGATTCAACTGTTATCAATGTAACTTCTGGAAATAACTCAAGCATTGATAACTTATATTTGCAAAGCATTACATGGCCCTCAATCATTAGCCGTAATACAACAACTTGGGCATCTAATCCAACACCGTATACGTCAAGTGCTGGTAGTCATGCAGGGTATCAACCAACGGTAAATGACAATGATCTTTCTCCGACACCTACTTATACGTCAATCGGCCCTGTAATTTATTTTGGCGGCAATGCAACAAACATTAATGTAAGTCGCATTTATGGTTTGTTTGTAACTATTAGCATCCATGATGCAACTTACTCAACAGTTCGAGATTGCACATTCCAAGGGGGTGCTGCTGATGTTGGTGGTATTGTTTTTTGGAACATTAACAATCAGCAAGGCGAGCGCAACGCTGCGATCAACAACAACATTACTTACGCAAGCTATTCAGGTATCACGTTTGCCAGAAACTTTGATGGTTTAGCCCAAGGCAACATTATTTCTTATTGCGGTGAATCGGGCATCAAAACCTACCAAGGTACGACTGCTGGCGTAGATGCCCGTTGCTATCACATGCAGTTCATTGGCAATACAACTATGTTTCAGTATTACGATGGGTTTGATTTAAGTTCGGACTATCCTCATACTGGAACTATTGATGCACGTCATCAAGTCATTGGCAACATGACTTATGGCAATCATGGTACAGGCTTTTATGCTGATGGTTCGTTTGTTCAATTTGTTGGAAACAATGCTAGAAACTGCCAGCAATCAGGCATGGCTTTGGACTACAACAACTCTGTAATCTCTAACAATTACATATATGGTTGCAATGCTTCTAACACGGCAAGTGGTGTTCACCAAATGCTTGTTAGTTACAGCTCAAATTTGATTTCAAACAATTACATTGACCAAACTTCAGGCATTACTAATGGCTATGCTATATATGCACCAAACACCAATGTAGTATCAAACAACCAAGCGGTGTATGGTTCAATTTTTCTTGGAAATGCAAACTCAGTAACCGCACAAACAATTGGCAATGTCGATAGTATTTACGGAATTACAGGCTCGTTTACCCCAACCATATCAGTTGGTAGCACAGTACAGTCAGCGTATAACATTCAAGAAGGTTTTTATACCCGAGTTGGCAAACGAATTTTCTTTGACATAACAATTCAATTGAATGGTTCTGTTAGTGGTACAGGTTCGGTATCAGTTAATTTAGGAAGTATGCCTGATGCTGCATCTGTTGCAACTGGTGTGTATGGAGCAACTGGCCCTGTCCAAGCTATTAACTGCACATACACGGGTGTGCTTGGTTGGTTTATCAATGACAATAGCAGCTCAATTGCTTTGGTTACTGATACAGGTGGAACGCAATCGTCCATCACTAACAGCAACATAGGCTCAACATCTAAGTTTTACATTTCTGGCAGCTACTTGGCGGCACAATAATGGCTAACACCAAAATATCAGCGTTATCGTCAGCCACTACTCCATTGTCGGGTAGTGAAATTGTGCCAATCAATCAGTCTGGTGTAACTGATAGCGTTAGCGTAGCTAACTTAACGGCTGGTCGAGCTGTAAGTGCAGCGTCATTGTCTTTGACAACTACACCTCTTTCTGGTGCTAATGGCGGTACAGGATTGACCAGCTTTACTTCTGGTGGTGTAGTTTATGCAAACTCTACAAGTTCGCTTGCTACGGGGTCTGTTTTACAATTTACGGGAAGCCAATTGCTTGTTGGTACAACAACAGGCTCTAGCGGAACCTCTGTTGGATTTTCTGCTGTAAATTCTGCTGGTGGTGGTTTTCAATTTGGTACTGCTGCTGGCGGTGGTGGTGCAATAACCAGCTTATCTGGAACTGGTATTGCTTTTTATACATACACAGGTTCACAAGGTTCTGAATCATTTTCTGAACGTATGCGCCTTACAAGCGCAAATTATTTAGGCCTCGGTACTAATAGCCCTAGCGCACTTATTCACGCTAGCGGAGCTACTGCTAGTTTATTAAGACTACAAAATTCAAACAGTTCTGACGACAACATTCAAATTCAACTTGTAGGCTCATCTGGAAACCGTTGGCTTATTGGCAACAACATTACAACAGGAGGAACAGGTTTAAACTTTCAAATTTATGATTGGGCAAATTCTGCGCTTAGATTTACTATTAACTCTTCTGGTGTTGTACAGACCTATGGCAGCGCAACAGTCTATACCGTAGCAAATGCCACAGCCGTTTTTGGTGGTGGCGGTCAAACAAGCGCAATAGCAATAAATTCATATAACGATTCTGGAAAACAGTTTGTTATATCAAACAATAACGGTAATACAAGTGTTTATTCTGGTGGTGGAACTGCGGGTGTTGTTTTATATCAAAACGGCAACAGTTGGTCTTCTTTTTCTGATGAAAGAATTAAAGACATTATTGAACCTATTACCAATGCTGTTAACAAAGTTTCAACGCTGCGTACTGTTATAGGGAAATACAAAACTGATGCAGATGGTGTCCGCAGACCATTTTTAATTGCACAAGATGTCAATGCAGTTTTGCCAGAAGCAATTAAAGTGAACGAAGATAAAATTGGTACTTTAAGTTTGTCGTATACCGACACAATCCCGCTTTTGGTTGCTGCAATCAAAGAACTTAAAGCAGAATTTGATGCTTACAAAGCATCTCACCCCTAATCAATTGAAAGGTTAATCGTGGCGGCTACTATCAACTGGACTATTGATTGGCTTGAACAATCAACTCAAACCATCAATGGTTTTACTCAAGTGGTTCTGACCGCTGGATGGCGTGCTACTGGTTCTGAAATTGTTAACAATAAAGAATTTAACAGCAGCATTTACAGTAGTTGCACATTTCCAGAACCAGAAGTTAATGGTTCTTTTACGCCTTTTGCTCAACTTACTAAAGCTCAAGTGATTGGCTGGTGCTGGTCTAATGGTGTCAATCAAGAAGCTATTGAATCAGCTATCAATGCTGACTTAGCTGCTCAAATTAACCCTACTGTAATTAAACCTGCTTTGCCTTGGGCAACTGCTTAATTTAAGGAACAATTATGTCTTTGACCAAAGTCTCTTATTCAATGATCAACGGTGCTTATGTAAATGCCCTTGATTATGGCTTTTCTACAAGCGGAACAGCGGCGGCTAACTACACAGCTTTGAGTGCGGCTTTGGCAACCAACCAAACTGTTTACATTCCTCAAGGTACATATCTTTGCAGTCCTGGCATAACTGTTAATCTTGGGAATCAGTCTTTGCTAGGTGACAATGCGATATTGGATTTTAGTAGTATCACAGGAACGCAAGTTGCTATAAATTTAACCAATACATCAACTTTAACACCATCTGATCTTACTTCACCAAGTGCAATTGCACAAAAAATTGATGGTCTTATTTTGCTAGGAAATGGCAAAGCTGGCGGTGGTGCAGCGGCAGGAACGACAACTGTTGGTTTAAAAGCAAATACTGCACATATTTCAGTAATGAACTGCATTGTGTACGGCTTTGGTTATGGAATTACTATTTATAGTGGTGGATATATTCAGTCTTACATCAATGTAAACATTGGGCAATGTGCAATTGGTGTATACATTATTTCTGGTGGCTCAAATTATGGTGAACGCATATCATTTGTAAATTGTGCTATCTATGACAATGTGCTTGGTATTTCCAACAATTGCAATACAGGTGCACTTCAGTTAACAAATTGTTCTTTAGATTACAACACTAAATCATTAGTTGCGACAAACAATAGCGTTACTGAACTGCATAGCACTTGGTGGGAATGTAATGATGCTGGCTCGGGAAATGTTGTTGCTAGTCTGTCTAACAATTCAACATTGTCGATGTTTGGCGGAAGATTGCAACAGAATGGAAGTGTTGGCGCATTAGCACAAAATGGCTTTTTTAACACAGATTCCTCATCTGTTGTTATCAATGATGCTTTCATGTTCAATCTTCAAAACACTAATAATGTTTTGGATTCTGGCAATGGTACTGTGCAAGTTTCTGAAGTGCGTTCTTACGGCGTTTCATATTTGCCATCCAAAATATCTCCTGTTGCCAACAATAAGTTATCTGATAGTGGGTTTGAAACTGCGTCCATTGCTGATTGGTGGTCAATAAATAGTGATACGGCAGCAATTACAAATCGTTTTACTGGTTCAAACATAGCATTAGCTATAAGTTCTACATACTCACATGGTGGGACGCAGTCATTAAAAATCACTAAAACAAGTGGTGCATCAAATGGCTCATTTATTTTAGTAGTACCAGTTAATCCTTTTTCTAGGGCAGCGTTTACTGGTTGGTACAAATTTCCTGCTGCATCTGGTCAATGTTATGTGACCTCTGGAGCTTGTTTGGTTAACGGGCCTTTGTCAAGCGGTATCCCGTCAATTGGAAATTCAGTAACTTTTGATACGTTTGGAATCGGAAATTCTGGTTCACCTATTGACTGGACGCAGTTATCATCTGGAATGGATAGAGTTGTACCGTCATGGGCAAATTATTTCTTTATTGCTTTTAATTTGTATGCTTTTAGTGGCAGCTTGTATTTAGATGATTTCACCGTGGAAACAATGTAAAGGACAACACCATGAGCAACCCTCTAAACGTTACGTATGTTGACCTTGTAGGACCCCCGGTGTCAGCTGCGTGGCTAAACGCAGTGACTCAGGCAATCAGCGGATCTACCGCTCCTACAGTCTTTACGGCCACTTCAGGACAGACCGTATTCACTGTGCCCTCGACTGTGGTGGGTCAAGTGTTCATCAACGGGATCTTCCAGATCTACGGGCAAAGCTACACTCGAACGAACGACACTACAATCACGTTCAGCCAAGCAGTTCCCGTCAACGCACAGGTGGTCGTACTATGAGCACCCCTACCCCACAAACCAACTACCTCACGGCCCAGCGGATCATCCGCATGGCGTACAAAGACGCCGGGCTCATTCAAGACGGCGACCAGCCCACGAGCGAACAATACGCCGATGGGCTGACTCGCATGAATGACGTAGCCAACTTGTGGCAGACGCAGGGGCTCAAGCTCTGGTTGATTGAAGACATCGCCATCACATTGATCCCTGGCCAAGCCACCTACACCCCGACCTACCCCAACGGCAGCGTCAGCACGGGCTATTTGACCAAGCCCACCCGGATCATCGAGGCTTACTACCTTGATCAGACCCAAGTGCGCCGTCCCCTGATCCCATTATCATGGCATGACTGGGTCACCTTGTCCCAGGTCAACCAGCAGGGCCAGCTTAACTCGTACTTCGTCAACAAGCAGCAGTACCAGTTGCAGGTCTCGTTCTGGCTGATTCCTGACGCCAACGCCGCCACCGGCCAGGCTCACCTTGTCACGCAGACCCAAGTGGCCAACATGGTCAGTTTGACTGACGACATGGCTTTCCCGACTGAGTGGGCTATGGGTCTGCGCTGGGGTCTCGCGGATGAGTTGGCAACTGGTCAGCCACAGGCTATCATGGACCGGTGTGAGCGTCGTGCCAATCAATTCCGCATGATGCTCGAGGACTGGGACGTGGAAGATGCACCGACCAGCTTCGCACCGGATCAGCGTACCGGTTACGCTGTGTCAAGCTTCAGATAAGGATGAGTGATGGGCGAACCACAACGCTTGCCGTTAGCCGTCAAACCCTCGAACCGGGACGAGACCACCGACCGCGACGCCAAAATCATCAATGGCTACGTGGAGCAAGGGTCCAACGGCGAGATTGAGGTCTACAAGCGCCCTGGGTTCTCTTACTACGCGGCTGGCAGCATCTCCACAGCAGCTGCCGGCTTGGGCTCGTACAACTGGAACGGCAGCCTTTACACGATCTTTGGCAACAAGTTGTACAAGGACGGCGTGGCCATTTCCGGCACTGTCGACACGTCCGGTGTCTACACATTCGCGTCCTGCTTGGGTGCGACGCCTAAGCTGGTGCTCCAAAATGGAACCTACGGCTACACTTACGACCCACTGAACGGTCTGGTGCAGATCCAGCTGACCACCACGGTCATGTTCACCGGCAACACGACCAGCGGGTCAAACGTCATCACATCTGTCTCGAGCACCACAGGCTTGGTGGCCGGTCAAGGCGTCAATGGTCTAAACGTGCCGACCAATACGACCATCTCGAGTGTGGGAAGCGGAACAGTTACCCTGAGCGCCGCAGCCACGGCAACCGGCACAGCGATCTCGTTCACTGCTGATCTCTATGTCACCGGCACAACGACCAGCGGATCGCTTCAAATCACTGCCATCAGCCCCAACACAACCGGTTTGACCGTGGGCATGGCGGTGGTCAGCGCTAACCTGCCTGCATTGACCTACATCACCTCGATCGACAGCAGCACACAGGTCACGTTGAACAACAGCGCCACGGCCACCGGCACGGCGCAGCCCATCACCGTCAGCGCCAACTTCCCGACCAACCAGGTTCCTGGCGTGACTTACCTTGATGGCTACATCAACGTGATGACCAAGAAAGCGGCCATCTGGTCGTCTGACACCAACAACCCGCAAGTCTGGCCCGATGGCAATTACCTTGTGGCGCAGATCGAGGCTGACCCTGCTGTGTTCTTGGCCAAGCAGCTGGTCTACATCATCGCCATGAAGAGCTACTCAATTGAGATCTTCTACGACGCTGGCAACGCATCAGGCTCACCGCTGGGTCCCGTGCAGGGCGGTAAGCTGAGCGTCGGCTGCCGCAGCGCTGGCAGCGTGGCATCGATGGAAGGGTCACTCTTTTGGATCTCGAGCGCCAAAGATGGTGGTAACTCGGTCTACATGATGGACAACCTGAAGGCCAGCCAGATCTCGACACCACCAATTGACCGGCTCTTACAGCAGGCTGACTACACCACCGTTTACTCGTGGTGCGCTCGGGTCGGTGGCCACCGGTTCTACTGCGTGACCTTGGTCAACTCCAACTTGTCTTTGGTTTTTGATTTGACAAGTCGTCAGTGGTATCAGTGGACCGACTATCAGGGCAATTACCTACCCTTTATCTCGTCCACCTACACAGTGTCGGACAACCAAGCGATCTTTCAGCACGCCACCAACGGCAAAATGTACGAGCTAGAGATCACCAACACGACCGACGATGGCAAAACCATCACGTTTGACGTGTACACCCCGAACTATGACGGCGGCACTCGCAAGCGCAAGTACATTAAGATCATGGACTTCATTGGCGACCAGACCAACGGCAGCGTGGTGCAGGTGCGCTACTCGGACGATGATTACCAGACCTGGAGCAACTTCAGGACGGTGGACATGAGCAAAACTCGTCCTATGCTGACTGACTGCGGCACATTCCGTCGCCGGGCCTACCACTTTAGGCAGGCGACCAGCGCACCGCTTCGCATCCAGGCTGTGGAGATGCAGATCGATCTTGGGACGCTATGAGCAACCCAACCGTCTTTCAGCCGCCACCAACTTACGCCGATCCGGTTAATGTTGACGAAAAAACCAACAAAGGTCAGTTCAATCCGATCTGGCTCAAGTGGTTCCTCGACCTCACGCAGTATATTAACCAGAACGGCGCTGGCAACACGATCCAGCACAATAACTTGGCCGGGCTTCAAGGTGGTCAGTCGAATCAGTACTACCACCTGACGCAGACTCAGTTTGCCAACTATCTGCCGACCACTGGGGTGCTGGCAGGCACGGGCATCTCGGTGACCACCGGGACCAACCAGGTCACGATCGCCAACACCAACGTGACCACCGGCACGTCGATCTTGTACGGCAACGGGACTGGCGGATTCTCCAACGTCACCGTGGGCACAGGCCTGTCGTTTAGCGGTGGCACTCTGAGCGCCACCGGCGGCAGCGGTACGGTGACCGCGGTTACGGCCACTGCGCCTGTTGTATCGTCAGGCGGCACAGCTCCCAACATTTCCATGGCTGCGGCCAATGGAACAACCAATGGTTATCTGACCTCGAGCGATTGGACTACGTTCAACAGCAAGGGATCTGGCACTGTTACGTCGGTGTCCGGTACTGGCACTGTCAACGGCATCACACTGACCGGTACAGTGACCACTTCGGGTAGTTTGACGCTTGGAGGAACTCTAGGTGGCATCTCAAACAGTCAGCTTACGAACTCTAGCGTTACGTTCAATGGTGTTAGCGTTGCTTTGGGTGGCAGTGGAACAATTACTGCCGCGGCTCCCTACGCCCTTACTATTGGCACTGGACTTTCTGGTGGCTCATACAACGGCTCAGCCGCAGTAACTATCGCCAACACAGCACCCATGGTTTATCCCGGTGCTGGCATTCCCAACTCGACTGGATCGGCTTGGGGCACGAGTTATGGCACAAGTGGCGCTAATTCTGTTGTTCTGCGAGACAGCAGTCAAAACGTATACGCCAACAACTTTATACCGAACACCACAACAACGACATCCTCGTCGACGCCGATCAGCATGACCGTTGCTTCGGCAGAGTATCAAACTGTCAACGGGACAACCCAGTCGCAACAGTTCAATCTGCCCGACGCCACTACGTTGACAGTAGGCACTACGTACTATTTCAACAACAATATCACGTATTCGTCTGTTCAGATCAACGCGCACGACGGGACAACCTCGATCTTGGCCTTGCAGGCCGGTGGTGCGGCACACGTTATTTTGCTGACAAACAGCACATCAAACGGTACTTGGGACATCCATTCTTACATCCCATCGACTGTGTCCTGGGGCAATGCCACCCTGAACTTCAATGCAACCAGCAGCATCTCAGGATCAGTTTCGTGGCTTGGAACTGCCATTGCCGCAATTCATGGTGGCACTGGACTGACGACGGTAACCACAGGAGACCTGCTCTACGGTTCTGCATCGAACACTTGGTCAAACCTGGCTATTGGCAGCACAGGACAGATCCTTCGTGTCACTGGTGGCGTGCCAACCTGGGGTGCTGACTACACAGGGACAGTTACAAGCGTGTCAGTTGTCTCGGCCAACGGTTTTGCCGGTACTGTAGCAAATGCCACCACCACGCCAGCAATCACGTTGACCACGTCGATCACGGGTTTGCTGTACGGTAACGGCACGGCATTGGCAGCAACTACTGTCAGTGCTCCTTTAGCCTATTCAGCTGGCACATTAAGCATCTCCCAAGCTACAACCAGCACCAACGGTTACTTGAGTAGCACTGACTGGAACACGTTCAACAACAAGCAGCCTGCTGGCACTTACGTTACGTCTGTAAGCGGAACGTCAGGTCAGATTACCAGCACGGGCGGTACGACTCCCACATTGGCGCTGGCCACCACGGCCGTAAGTGCTGGGTCGTATACCTTGGCAAGCATCACAGTCGATGCTTACGGTCGTTTGACTGCGGCGTCCAGTGGCGCTGTGGGTTATGGATCTGCGCCGGTGACCGTGTCGGCCAGCACCTACAGTGTGGGCACAACGGACTTGTGGATCATCAACAACTACGCTGGCACGATGACCTTGACGCTGCCGACAGCCTCGAGTTACTCGGGCAGGCAGTTAAACATTCAAAACTATCAGGCTTACACGGTGGTGTCTGCCTCGTCGAACGTGGTTCAAATTGCTGGTGGGTCGGCAACCACGGCGATCTTGAATGCCATTGCCGGTGACCGGTGCACATTGGTTTCCAACGGTACAAACTGGGTGATGACGGATTACACGCCGAACAACATCTTGTTGCTAGGATAAACAGTTGCCGAATCTTTGAGGTTCGGTAGAATGTCGGCAGTGCCGACGATAGGAGAATCGTATGAGTTTTCTGGGTGATTTGATAGGTGGTGGACTTGGCTTCTTGGTCGGCGGTCCTTTTGGTGCAGCTCTTGGTGCAGGACTGGGTTCTGCCGCTACCGGTGGCAATCTCAAACAAGACGTTTTGGCTGCTGGTGCAGGCTACTTGGGCGGTGGCGCTCTGGGTGGACTCGAAAGTGGCGCTGGTGCTCTAGCAGGTGTTCAAGGACTGCCTGGCGTATCCTACCTATCCCAACTCGCTGGACTTGGTGGTGCTGGCACTGCCGGTACAGGCATCACGGCTGCTAACCTTGGAGGCAGTAGCCTCGGTTTTGGCGGCACAATTGGAGCCGGTTCAGACATTGGCGCACTGGGCGCAACAGACTACTCGCTGGCCGGTGGCTTGCCTCAAGCTGGTACTGGCTTGGGCATCCAAGGTGCTCCCAGCTTTACAAGTCAACTGAGCAGCCTTGGCGGCTTGGGTGGTGGTGCTGGTGGGGTCAACTACTCGTTGTTGGGTGGTGGCGGCGCTGGTGCAGGTGGTGGCGGTTTCCTCGGTTCGACTGCTGGTAACTATCTGAAAACCGGTCTTGGCGCGCTGCAACTCGCAGGCGGCCTTCAGTCGTATCAGGCTGGCCAACAACGACTGGGTCAACAGCAGCAGTATGCTAAGCAGCTCCAAGCTCTGATGGCCAACCCTTCTAGTGTGCAGGGCTTGCCCGGTTATCAGGCTGGTTTGCAAGCGGTTCAACGCTCACAAGCTGCTCAAGGCTACCAAGGCTCGGGCAACATGGCCGCAGCGCTTGCTGGCTACGGTGGCCAGGCTTACCAACAACAGCTTGCCAACTTGTCGGCACTCCAAGGACAATCCGCTCCCGTATCGTCACCAATGGCATCACTGACCGGTGCAGGTTTGGGCGCTTATGGTCTGGGTAGCGGCTTGTCTGCCCTCGGTTACATTTAAGGACTGATCATGGCATTTGAAGGACCATTGGCCGGGTTTTACGGCGGCGCAGGTGCTGAACAGGATCTGGCAACGGGTGCTCTGAATCAACAGCTTTTGCGTGGGCAAATTGCCGCGCAGCCTACAGCCCTCGAGTTGCAAAAGCAACAAATTGCCGACTACCAGGCTTTGGCCAAATATCGCCAAGTCGAGACCGAAGCTAAACAACTTGACATCGCACGCACTCGGAAATTCATGGAAATCATGGGTGGCGGTGGAGCTGCACCAGCTGCTCCCGGTGCAGTTCCTCCAGGTGCTCCCGAAACCGCTGGTGCAATGCCTCCCGGCGTACCTGGTCAAGCGGGTGTTCCTGGCGCTGCTGGTCCTGTTCAGACAATGAATGCGATGGCAACCCCTCCGAAAGAAGGAGTGGTAAATCCAAATGCCGGAGATCCTTTTGTTTCACTCGATGCTCTTTCTAAGGGAATGAGCGCTCGAATGATGCGTGATGTGCAACTTGCTGATCGTTTACAAGGTGGAGGTTTTGTCACTGAAGCTGGTGAGCTTTACAAAAATGCTGACCGCACTTATGGTGAACTTGTCAAACGAGAAGAAGCTGTTCACAAGTCACGCAAAGAAGACTTAGAGTCTGCTCAAAAAGTTCAAAAGATTTTGACCGATGCCGCGGTGACGGCCAAACCTGGCGATCTTCGAAGCATCCAAAATGCGCGCGCCATGATTTCCACTTTGGCCGGTGATGACCCACGCGTTAAAGACATTCTGGCATTGCCGGACAGTCAATTTGTGCCAATCATCAATCAATTGGCCACCAATTCGACTGAAGCTGTTAAAAATCTAAAAGATAGAGCTGAAGCCAACAATGCAAATAGCAATGCAGCTTTAGCTTCTTCGCGCCGAGTGCTTGAGAATCTGAAAGTTGATCGTGAAAGACAAGCAAAAACAGATTACGACGCTTACAAAGATCAAACGCTGAAGAGTGGTGGCACACCTAAAGGCTTTACTGAATGGACTGAAGGACTGAAGCATCCTGGTCGCCAAGGCGAAACCGCGACGCAAGAGCGCATGAATAAAATCTTGGCGCAAGACGTCGGCACTGGCCTGTTCCGTTCTTCAGAATTGTTCAAGGGAGTTAAACCCGGTCAAGTTCCTGCTGGCTCTATTCTTCTTACCAACGAGAAGAAGATTGACGGCATCATTGATGCTTCCGCGGCTTACCTCGAGCGCAAAGAAACTCCACCAAACCTGCAAAAGAATGATGCTTTGCTTTTGGGTATTGCGTTTGACTTGGCATCTGCTCGTCAAGGCGGTGGTAAACCCACCAACGTCCAGATCAAAGAGCTGCTCAAGACAATGCCAATTGCTGGTGACACTGAAGAAACCAAGCAAGAAAAATGGCGCATCATTTTCAACGGTTTGGACGAGGCTAATTCAGGGTTGCCCGAGTTCCGTCAGAAGGATGCCAAGAAGTATTTTGGCGACAACTACGAGAAGATCATGGGCTCTGTTGGTATGCCGGGGTTTGAAGCTCCTAGACCAACTGCTGCACCTGCTGCTAAACCCGCAGCAGCCACTGGCGTTGATATGTCCAACCCTTTGCTGAAATAAACCATGCCAACACCAGCCGAAATTCTTAACGACCCCAATTACATTGGGGCCAACGAAGCGACCAAGCAAGCTATCTTTGACAAGCATGTTGCGTCGAGTGCTGACTACACTTCGGCTAACCCACAGACCCAGGCTGCAATTCGTCAACGCTTTGGATTGACATCTGCTGCACCTGTTGATCAACCTGTTGCTCAACCTGCTGCTCAACCATCTAGTCCATCATTGATGGACAGATTCAAAGATTTGGCCCGGCAACGGATGGCGCAACAGCAACAAGCCGACGTAAAAACGCAAGAATTGTTTGGCAAGAATCGTCCTGCTCAGTTCTCCGGGATTCCTGCTTATTTGGAAGCCGGTGGTGAAAGTGCTGCGATTGCTGCACCCATTGGGGCAGGTATTGGTCTTGTGACCGGTGGCCCTCCTGGTGCAGTGGTTGGTGGCACTACCGCGATTCCGTTGGGGTTTGCTGGTGGGGTTCTCAGTCAAGGTGCTAAAGACCTTGGGTTTGGTCCTGGCACTCAAATGCTTGCCGGCGCTGTGCCAATTCCTGGTGCAAATACGCTTACTCAAACTGTCAGCAAAGGCGTCACGCCAGCAATCGAACGTGTTGGCGCAGCTCTTTACAGTCAGCTTCCTTACAAAGTTCGTGCCGGTTTGTCGGCATTGTCCAAGCCGGGCGAAACTTTACCTCAATCGGCCCAAGATGTCCTTCGAGGCGGTGCTGCGCCAAGTCGGGCAGCAGAAGAACAAGTGGCCCAGTCGGTTCGCCAAGGAGCCGCTGGCGCTGTTGAAGCCAGTCGTGCTCAAGCTGAAGCACAAAAGGCCGCAATCGAGGCTAAACACGCTCAAGCGGTTCAACAGCAGCGCGAAAGAGTCGCGGCAATGCGCGGCGAGGTCTCAAAGGCCAAAGCTGCCGAGCAACAAGCCACAAACGAGGCTGCTGCTCAACTGACTGGATTGCAGCCAGTGAGTCCCAGCGAATTGGGCGCGGAAGCCCAAGGTCTCTTGGTTGGCCGGGAGCAAACTCTCAGGCAACAAATTGGCGCTCAGTACCAGACCAAGCTCAAAGAATTTCTTGACTTTGCTCGAGGTGAACAACGAGAAGGCCGTTTCTGGGATGCGTCGGACGCTGGCAAGGCAGCAATCGACAAGCTCCGCTCGATGATGAAACCCACGGAAGAAATGGGTCAAGTTCGTGCATTGGGCAAAGAGCAAGAAAAAGCAGTTCAAGATGTTCTGGATGAGATCCAAGGGACCCGCAAGGTCACGGTTATGGACCCCTATCCTGAGACAAGAACTGAAAAAGTGCCAGTCGACGCATTGGTTGTTGACAACGTCATTCGCAAGCTAGGTGAAGCCGCCAAAGGGCAACCTCCACAAGGCTACGAAGCAATCAACAAAGAACTGGCACTTGAGATGCGCCGTGTTCTGCGTAAAGGCGTCGAAGATTGGGCTGGCACTTATGGTGAAGCCAAAAGGTCATACCAAGAAGGCTCAAAGCTGCTCGAGGAGTTCACCGATAGCCAAATATCGGGTGTTACCAAGACCAGCAATTTGATCCGCGACAAACTGACCACTGACCCCCAGGGCGTGGGCAAAACCATATTTAAGTCAACTCAGTCCGTCAAAGACCTGACCCAGGCTCTTGGTGGCGACACCGCCACGGTTCAGCGTTTGGCCAAGCAACACGTCAACAACGAGCTGTATGCCTTGGGTGGTGACCCCGCCAAGACTGAGCGCTGGTTGAACAACCCCAAGAATCAAGAGTGGATGAAAGAAGCTGGCATCGAGGGGTACGGACGTGAGTTTTCTGCCACCATTAAAAACCTGACCGAGAAGGCTAGGGGTGCTGCTGTTGGCGTCAAAACAGGCGAGGGTAAACTCACTCGTGAGGCTCTTGGCGCACGAGAAGAAAAACTGGCCGCTGATCGGGCCGCCGCTTTGGAAAATGTCCGCAAGCAAGCATCCGCATACGAGCAAAAAATTTCCAGCACCATCAATGCGGGTGACGTGAACGCAGTCTTGTTTGAGAACACCATCAAGAATGCTGACATGAAGACGTTAAAAACTGTTGGCAAACTCCTCGACGACAAGGGTCGCGCGGCAATGCCTGATGCAGTTCGTCAGTTTATGTCCCGTTCAAGTCCTGCCAAATTGGTCGACAACTGGAATAAACTCAAACCTATGTTGGAATCAGGTAACCTTTTAAACCCAGAGCAAATCGGACGACTGAATAAAGATGTTCAGCGCGCCGTTGAAGCCATGGGCCCCAATCCAACAAAGAAACAAATCAATCAACTTGCCATCAGAATATCAAGTCAAATTGGTGCTGGTGTTGGTGAAATGGCGGTGGCAGAATGAACATCCTACTCTTAGACCCCGCTGGCGCACTGGTTGACTTTGGGCTTCGCTGCATCCTGGAAGGGCATGAAGTGAAGCAGTGGATTCGCCCAATCAACGGCAACCACTCCAAGATCGCCCGTGGGCTGATCGAGCGTGTTTCTCAGTGGCAACCCCACATGAAGTGGGCCGACATCATTGTGTTGTCCGACAACGCCTACGAAATGCGCGACCTCGAGAAATTCAACGAAGACGGTTACCCGATCTTCGGGACCAACATGCTGGGAGCCAAGCTCGAGTTGGACCGTGACTACGGCATGGAGGTCATGAAGCGCGGTGGTCTGAACGTGATGCCATCACAAGAGTTCAAGACCTACAACGAAGCCATCGACTTTGTAAAGGCTAACCCCAAGCGCTACGTGTCCAAGCCCTCCGGCGACGCCGACAAAGCGCTCTCTTACGTCAGCTCGTCGGCTGCCGACATGATCTTCATGCTCGAGCGTTGGAAGTCCAAAGGCAAGAACAAACTCGACTTTATCTTGCAAGAGTTTGTGCCCGGCATCGAGGTTGCCGTGGGCGGCTGGATGGGACCCAACGGGTTCACACAGCACATTTGCGAGAACTGGGAGCACAAGAAGCTCATGAGCAGCAACTACGGCTGCAACACCGGTGAGCAAGGCACTGTACTTAAGTACGTCAAAAAGTCCAACTTGTTCAACGAAACCTTGAAAAAGTTTGAGGATTACCTAGCTTACATGGGCCACCGCGGCTACGTTGACTTGGCCTTCATTATCGATGAGAACGGTGAGCCCCGGCCCCTTGAGTGGACCACTCGACCAGGCTGGCCACTGTTCAACATCCAAACCTCCCTGCACAAAGGCTCCGTGGTCCAGTGGATGTGTGACCTTCTCGAGGGCAAAGATACTCTGAAGGTCTCAAACGATGTCTGCACAGGTATCGTTATCCCTATTGGGGATTACCCTAAGTCCAAGACCACTGGCCGCGACCACAGCGGCTATCCCATCTACGGCTTGGACGGCAGCGACCACATTCACCTGTGCGAAGTGATGGTCGGCAAAGCCCCCCACATGATCGACGGTGAAGTCAAAGAGATCGAATGCCTCGTGACAGCCGGTGACTATGTCGCCGTGGCCTGCGGCATGGGCGAAACGGTCAGCGAGGCTTGCGCCGAAGCATACGATTTAGTCAAGACGATCGACATTCCTGAAAGCATCAACGTGCGTGATGATGTAGGGGAGCGTTGTAAGAAACAAATCCCCGAGCTGAAAAAGCACGGATACATGACCGATTGGAAATACTGATGAGCGACGTGACAATCACAGAAACCGCAGCCCGACTAAACACCCATGAAGCAGTTTGTGCAGAGCGTTATGAAGGCATCCAAGCAAGTTTTGCTGAAGGTGCAAAAAGAATGCAACGTATCGAGTATATGCTGTACTGCATTGGCGCTGTTGTGTTACTTGGTCCTGGTTTCGCAGCAGAACTCGTGAAGAAGCTGACCGGAGGCTGAAGTGATTGATCCAATCACCATTGGTGCTGCACTAACTGGAATCCAAAAAGCAGTCTCGCTTGTCAAGCAAGCGGCCAAGACTGCCCAGGATGTCGGTTCGCTTGCGCCCATGGTGGCGGATCTGTTTGACGCCAAGCACAAGGCCACCGTGGCCATGGTGGAGGGCAAGAAAGCCGGGGGCTCCAATCTTGGCTTGGCGATGAAAATCGAAGTTGCCCTGATGGAGTCCGCGACAATCGAGAAAGAGCTTCAGATGCTCTTTTTTATGTCTGGCAAAGCTGACGTCTGGGAAAAAATCAAATCCCGTGAAGCGGCAATGAACAAGGACGACAAGTACGCCGCCAAAGCCGCTGAAGACAGAGCCAAGAAGCAAAAAGAAGAACAAGAAGAGTTCATGATTGTTGCTCTTGTCATTGTCTTGCTGATTGTTTTGTTTGGCGGTGGATACTATGTCGTGTCTGACATTGTGGAAACAGCGAAGAAAGAGCAACATGGCCACAAGCACAAGAACTAAACGTCCAGAATCGTTCATGTCTCGCCACTGGCGGGGTTTGATGGGCTTCACCTATTGTTTCATTTGCCTGTTCGATTTTGTGCTCGGGCCTTGCTTGTACTTCTACGTTCAACAATTTGAAACACAAGCAGTGAATGATGCTTACCGTGAATGGCAGCCCATGACGTTGCAAAACGGTGGTCTGTTTCATTTGGCCATGGGCGCAGTGCTCGGTGTGAGCAGCTGGGGCAAGACTCAAGAACGCACCTCGGAGAGCAAACCAAATGCTACTTAACCCCTATTTCTGGGTCGCCGCATTCAGCATCTGTCTGAGCTGTGCTTTTGGCGGTTACGAGTATGCTCAAAAGGGTATAGAACAGGAACGTGCGGTCGCCAAGGCCGCGCTCGATGCAGCCAACCAACACGCGCAGGAGATCACCAATGAACGAAACAAATCAATTACCGACATTTCTGGCCGTCTGGCCGACACGCAAGCCAGGGCTGATCAAGCTGCTAAAGCGCTTCGGAATAATCTTTCCACTGGTGCTGTCCGCCTGTCAATCGCCGGTTCCTGTGGTAGCCCAGTGTCCGGTGATCCCACCGCTGCCAATACCAATAACCCCGGAAGCTGCAACATTGACCCAGGAGCTGCTCAAGCTCTTGTCGCCATTACAGAACGAGGCGATTCCGCCATCGAAAAACTGAACTCGTGCATCGCTGCTTACAACTCACTGCTGGACCCTAAATGATCAAAAACTTTGCCGAATGCCTGACCGCCCTTCTCGAAGACGAGGGTGGTTTTGTCAACAACAGCCATGACCCCGGTGGCATGACCAACCTGGGCGTCACCAAGACCACTTGGGAAAACTGGTCACGCCGCACGGTCACCGAGCAAGAGATGCGCGAGTTGAACCGTGACCTCGTGGCTCCGCTGTACCAGACCAACTTCTGGGACGCTGTCAAGGGCGACAACTTGCCTACAGGCGTTGACTACGTCGTGTTTGACTTTGCGGTGAACGGTGGCCCTGGCCGCGCTCGTAAGTTCATCCAGGAGGCCGCCGGCGTCGAAGCTGATGGGTCGATCGGACCCGGTACTCTGGCCGCCATTGCCTCGATGGATGCAATTGATCTGGTGAACAAGTTCACCGACATCAAAGAAGAGTACTACAAAAGCCTGAGCACCTTTGAGACCTTTGGCAAAGGCTGGTTGGCCCGTGCCGAAAAAGTTCAGGGCCGCGCGCTCAAGATGATAGGGATAGCTTAACCGAGTACTCGCCGCACCAGGAGTCTTCCCCGATGTTGGGGAAGGCTGCCACGGGTGACGGCTGGAGCTGCATC